CCTGCACGAGGACGACCTGACCGGCGTGGCCCTGAAGCTTCGGATGCCCTGGGTGCATCTGATGCTGCCCATGGAGTTCGACCCCGCACGGCCGTGCTCGACCGTCATTGGGTTCAAGGACCCGCGTACCGTGGCAGGCGAGCTGCTCGACCCCTCCCGCTTCCCGCAGCGCGCCGTGGACGAACTGAAGGCCGACATGGGCCCGTATGCCTGGGCCGGGCAGTATCAGCAGGCGCCGGGCCCGCGTGACGGGGCGTTCTTCGAGAGGGCCTGGTTCAGGCGCTACCGGCCCGGGGATCAGCCTCGGGATCTGCGCTACTACATCACCAGCGACCACGCGCCGACGGCGGGCCCGCGTAGCGACAGCAACGGTGCGCGCGTGTGGGGCATCGACGAGCGGGGCGATGTCTGGATGATTGCCGGTCGCAAGGGCCGCATGCGCATGGACGAGCTGGCGGCCCTGGTCATCGGCAACATTCGCGACCAGCACCGACCGCCCGAGCAGGCTCCGGTCGAGGGGCTGATCCGCCAGTGGAAGCCGCACGCGTGGTTTCCCGAGGACGACAACAATTGGAAGGCCGTCGAGCCGTTCGTGGTGCGCCGGCTCCGCGAGGAGAAGGTCAGCGTTCGCATCGAGCCGATCAGCCCGCGTGGGCAGGACAAGGCCACCAAGGCCCAGGCCGCCCAGGCGATGGCTGCCAGCGGGCGGGTCCACTACCCCGAGGGACCTGACGGTGACGAAGCGATCCAGGAGCTGATCGGCTTCCCCACCGCCGCGCACGACGAAGAGGTCGACCTGCTGGCGATCATCTGCCGGGCGCTGGACATGGCGCACCCGGCCATCGTGCGGAATGAGGGCGAACGGCCCCTCAAGCAGCCCGGCCGGCGAGACTACCGACGCGCGGACAGCGGAGGAGATGGCGAATGGATGGCGGCATGACCCCAGCCCTCACCGAGGGCGTCTCGCTGGACCACTACCGCCGCCTGTTCACCGAGGCGCGCGACCTGACCGCCACCGCGCGGGAGATGGCCCAAAAGAACCGGCGCTACTACGACGGCAAGCTGGACGCCAAGCTGCGCCAGCTGCTGAAGCGCCGGAAGATGCCGGACTTCGTGATCAACCGCGTGCGCCCCGGCGTCGAGGGCATGGTGGGGATCGTGGAGCGCGGCAAGAGCGACCCCATCGCGCTGCCCCGCAACCCCGCAGACGAGGAGAGCGCCGACGCCGCCACCGATGGCCTGCGCTACGTCTGCGACGTCAACCGCTGGCACCGGATCAAGTGCGAGGCCTTCCGCAACATCCTGATCGAGGGCACCGCGGGCATTCTGACCGAGGTGGACGCCAAGCTTGAGGTCCGCTTCCGCCGGATCCGGTGGGAAGAGTTCTTTTACGACCCCTACAGCCGAGAGCTGGACTTCGCCGACGCCTCGTACATGGGCATCGCCAAGTGGCAGTACCTGGACGAGATCACCGCCGCCTACCCTGAACACCGCGAGGCCCTGGTGGGGGCGTGCTCGGCCGAATACGTGGACAGCACCTGGCAGGACCGGCCGAACGACAACGGCGCCACCTGGGCGGACCCGAAACGCCGCCGGCTGCTGGTGGTCGAGATGTACCGGCGCCAGGACGGCGTGTGGTGGAAGTGCGTCTTCGTCAGCGGCGTGAAGCTGGAGGAAGGGCCGAGCCCGTACCTCGACGACGACGGCCAGCCCTGCAACCCCATTGAGGCCTACTCGGCGTACATCGACGACGAGAACAACCGCTACGGGCACGTGATCGACATGATCGGCCCGCAGGACGAGATCAACACCTACCGCCGCAAGGCCGCGCACCGGGCCACGTTCCGCCAGCTGCAGGAGACGGACCCTATCGCGGCCTACGCCGACCCCGAGGAGGCGCGGCGGGAAGCGGCCCGGCCAGACGGCGTGCTGCCGCCCGGCTACCAGGTGGTGCCGGACGACAAGTTCGGCATGGACATGAGCCTGCTGCAGGAGGCCAAGGCAGAGATCGAGCGCGTCGGCCCGAACCCCTCGCTGCTGGCCCGCGGCGACGCGAGCAGCGGCCGGCAGGACCTGATCCGGCAGCAGGCGGGCCTGACCGAGCTGGCCCACCTGTTCGGCGGCATCGACGACCTCGAATGGCGGGTGATGCGCCAGGCCTGGAGCCGGATGCGCCAGTTCTGGCGCGAACCGAAGTGGCTGCGGGTGCGGGATGAGGAGGGCGAACGCGGCGTTCGCTTCCTGCAGGTCAATGAGCCCGTGTGGGGTGCGCCTGCGCCGGTCATCGACCCGAACACCGGGTTCCCGCAGATCGACCCGGTGACGCGCAAGATCGTCATGCAGCCGCAGTTCCTGGGCTATCGGAACGAGCTGGCGAAGATGAGCGTGGACATCATCATCGACAGCACGCCGGACACGGCCAACGTCCAGCAGGAGCAGTACGCTCAGCTGGTCGAACTGGCGAAGGTGGGCGCCCTGGGGCCGAACCCCGGCCCGATCCTGCTGGAAGCCGCCTCGTTCCCGCGCAAACGCCGGATGATCGAGAAGATCGAGGCCATGTCCAAGCAGGAGCCGTCGCCCGAGCAGCAGCAGGCGGCCCGGCTGGCCTTGGCGAAGGAAGCCGCCGGCATCGACAAGACGACCGCCCAGGCCGAGGAGGCCCGGGCCCGCGCCGCGCGCACAGCCGTGCAGGCTCGCAACGACATGCGCCCGCTCGTCGATCCCCTGATGGGGCCGGCCATCGGGCTCTAGACCGCCTCCGGGTCGGCCTGCGGGCCAACGGGAGACACGGACGCGCCGCCGAGACAGGCGCAAGCGGGCCGCCGCCGCATCCGGGCGCTTCGTAAGCCGACGACACCGGCAATCAGGGATCAGCCATGGACACTAACGACCTCCCCGAATTCCTCGGGGGTGAAACCACGTCTGCGCCGCAAGCCGACGCCCAGACCGCCGATGACGCCGCCCAGCAGGGCGCTGATCAGAACGTGGACGCCCAGCAGCCCGAGACCGCCCCGGCGGCTGACGGTGAAGGGCAGGGCGCGGAGCCCCCGCAAGCCGATCCGGCCCAGGCCGGTGACGCCCAGCAGGGCGCCGAAGGCCAGCAGGAGCCGCAGGGCCATTCTGTGCCTCTGTCGACGTTTCTGGAACTCCGCGACAAGCTCACGGAGGCCGAGCGTCGGCTGAAGGACATCGAGGAAGCCACCAAGCGCCAGCAGGCCCAGGCCGAACCGGTCGCGCCGCAGCCGCTGACCATCCCGCAGGACGACGACCCCGTTGAGCTCGCGCTGTTCGTGCAGCGCCGAGACATCTCAAAGCGGTTCGCGGTCCTGCAGCACGGACAGCAGCTCGTGGACGAGGCGTGGCAATGGGGGATTGAGCGGGCCAATCGCGACCCGATCTTCAATCTCCAGGTCCGCCAGGCGGACGATCCCGCGGCCTTCGTGGTCGAGCAGTTCCAGGCCCAGCGCACGCTGTCCGAACTGACGCCCGAAGAGCTCGCCGCCTTCCGGCAGTGGAAGGCCCAACAAGCCGCCGGCGGCGCGCCGGCCGCTCAACCCCAAACCCAACCGCAACCGGCCGGGCAACCCGCCCAGCCTGCATCGAAACCCCAGCCCCCGCGGTCGAGCATCGCGGCGGCGCCATCCGCGGCTGCCAGCGCGGCCCCGATCGCTCGGGACGGCGAGGAGCAGTTCGCGCGGATGTTCGGCTCATGAGGAGGTAGGCAATGGCCTACGGAGACGTCAATTCCGAGCTCGAGCTCATCAAGTGGCGCAACCAGTACTGGACCGAGTATGTCGCCGAGAGCGGCTTCGGCCCGTACATGGGCGCCAGCGCCAACGCGATCATCCACACCTATCGCGAGCTGACCGACGGCGGGAAGGACCTGATCATCCCTCTCGTGGGCTCGCTGAAGGGCCGCGGCACCGGCGCCGGCCAGCTGACCGGCAACGAGGAGAGCGTCGACACCTTCGCCTTCCGCGTCCGCCCCTGGTGGCGCCGGAACGCGATCGCGGTCAAGAAGTCGGCGCAGCAGCGGTCGGTGATCGACCTTCTGAAGGCCAACAAGGACAGCCTGAAGATCTGGTCGGCCGACACCATGAAGGAAGAGATCATCGACGCGCTGACCCACGTCGCGATCTCCGACAACCGCTACGACGAGGACGAGGGCAAGGGGCGCGGCGTGCCCTACGCGGAGGCCACCGCCACCCAGCGCAATAACTGGCTGACGGACAACGCCCGCCGGGTGCTGTTCGGCGTCGCCGAGACCAACCTCTCGCCGGGCAACATGGCCACCAGCCTGGGCAACGTGGACACCACGTCCGACAAGTGGTCGGCGACCATGGTGTCCAAGCTCAAGGAGATGGCCCGTCGCCGCAACCGCGCCCTCGGCCAGCGTGCGATCCGTCCGTGGAAGACTAAGAACGGCCGCGAGTACTTCGTGCTGTTCGTGCCGACCCGGGCCTTCATCGACCTTCGCGGCGATCAGGACATCAAGGAGTTTAATAAGCACTCCATCGCCCGCGACGTGGAAGCGAACCCGTACTTCCAGAGCGGCGATCTGATCTGGGACGGCGTGATCATCCACGAAGAGCCGGACCTGCCGGTCCTCAAGGCCGTGGGCAGCGCGTCCTGCGACGTGGCTCCGGGCTACCTGCTGGGCGCCCAGGCCCTGTCGGTCGCCTGGGGTCAGGACCCGATCAGCACCAAGCGGTCGGACGACGACTACGGCTTCATTAAGGGCGTCGGCACCGAGGAGCTGCGGTCGATCGACAAGACCTTTTACGCCGGCCCCGACGCCGTGGGCCCTGGCGAGCAGTTCGGGATGATGACCGGCTTCGGCGCGGTCGCCTAACCCCCTCAACCAGAAGGAACCTGACGAATGGGCAACTGGGCCATTCCCAACCTGGCGAGCGGGGCTGCGGCTCCGCCCGCCAAGACCTCCACCTCCCGCAACCAGCCGGTGTTCGCGGCGGAGGAAATCACGGTCGGCAGCGCCGCGCTCACCTTGGGCGCGCTGTTCGGCTCCATCCGTGTGCCTAAGGGCGCCGTCATCAAGGGCGTCCACCTCAAGGCCACGGACCTCGACAGCGACGGCACGCCGGCCGTCGTTCTGGCTGTGGGCGACGCGGACGACGACGACCGCCTGATCACCGGCTCTTCGGTCGGTCAGGCCGGCGGCTACTCGAACACCCTGGCGCCCACCGGGTTTGGGCACCTCTACACCGAGGAAACCCTGATCCAGGTGAAGGTCACGACCGCCCCGAACACCGCCGCCAACGGCACGATCACCTATGGGGTCGAATATGTCTCTCCGTAAGGTCGAGGCCCGCTTCAGCCCCTCGGACGCGACCGGCGACATGCGGTTCGTCGAGGTGTTCGGCGTGACGCTCACCGCGGAGTTCACCGCGATCGAGGTCTCGGACGCCGTGCTGGCGAAGCTGCGGGGCAACCCGCACATCGTGGTCAAGGACCCCCTGGACCATGACGGCGACGGCCGCAAGGGCGGCTCGAAGAAGCGCGCCGCCCAGGACGCCCCGCCGGATGATCCGGCGGAGGCGACCACGCCGCCGGACGACCAGGCCGCCTAAGGCCACCAGAGCCCCTGCCTTCACGGGCGGGGGCTCACCCTTTTCCACCATCGCGAGGCCACGATGAGCACACCCCTCGACATCGTGCGACGGGCCCTGCGCACCATGGGCGTCCTCAAGCGCGGCAAGGAGCCGACCGGCTCGGACCTGGCGGACGGCATCGAGAAGCTGCAGAGCGTCGTGCTCCAGTTCCCGGGCCTGCTGCACAACGGTCGCTGGCGCGAGGTCGCCGTGGACGGCGCCTATACGGCGCGCGAGGGCGACCGATGCACCGTCTCCGGCGCAGGCTCCGTGACCCTGCCCGCCGTGGTCGAGGATTGCCGGACGGGCGCGGCCCGGCCGCCTCTCGACATGGCCAAGGTGCAGATCATTGGCGACGCGCCCAACGCCGGGCTATGGGTCTACAGCGCGACCCGTAGCGCCTGGGGCCGGGTGGACGCGATCACCGTGGAGGGCGCCAACGAACCGCTGCCCTTCGGCCCGGAGGACGAGGAGGGCCTTGCGGCGATCCTGGCGACCAACTGGGTGGACGAGTATGGCGCGGAGATCAGCGCCCGCACCGTCGCCCTCGCGCAGATCGCCACCGGCAGCCTGCGGAGCCGCTTCAAGCGCGCCGAGCCCCCGGACCCGAGCCGGCCCGGCATGTCCTGCAACACCAAGCTCGACTACTGCTGATGGGCGAAGCGATCGTTCTCGGGCTGTCGTCCTACGACCGGTCGGACCTGCCGCCCGTCAGCCTGCGCAACATGTACTACGAGAAGGCGCCAACGAACCTGGAAGACCAGGTGGCGCTGATCCCGCGTCCGCGGCTCAAGAGCTTCGCGATCACCCATGCGGACGGCACGCTCGGCGCGGGGCCGATGATGGGCCTCTACCGCGAGGGTGGGGTGATCGGCGGGGCCATCGTCGCGCTGGCGGGCGACAAGCTGTTCAACGTGACCCAGGCGGGCGTCCCAGGCACAGGCACGGCGACGCTGATCGGCACGGTCGAGGGCTCGGGCCTTCGCATGACCGCCGAGGGCAACCTGAGCACCGTCGTCCTGACCTGCGGCACGAAGCTCTACCAGACCAACGGCGCGTCGATCTCTCAGATCACGATGCCGGACAACCGGAACGCCTTCGCGGTCGACACCCTCAACAACTACTTCCTGGTGGCCTCGGACGTGGGCCGCTTCTACTGGTCGGCGGTCGGCGGCACGAGCATCGACCCGTTGGACTACGCCACCGCCGAGAGCCAGCCCGACGGCCTGATGACCCTCAAGGTGCTGGGGGACGAGCTCTGGCTTGTGGGCCGGCTGTCCGTCGAGGTCTGGCAGCCCACGGGCGACCTAGACCTGCCGTTCCAGCGCATCGACGGCCGGGTGTTCGGGATCGGGATCACGGCCCGGGACACCTGTCAGAAGGTCAACGTCGGCGGCGTAGACAAGATGATCTGGCTGGGCACGGACCGCCGGGTCTACTGGACGAACCCGAACCCCGAGCAGATCAGCGACGCTGCTCTGGACGAGCTGCTGCGGGGCATCGAGCTCTCGATCACCGACAACAGCGTCAACCCCTACGCCTGCGTCTATCCGTGGGAGGGGCATGACTTCTATGTGCTGCACATCCCGGGTCATGGCTCCAAGGTGTTCGACCTCAAGACCGGCCGCTGGTCTGACGCGGACAGCTACGGCAGCGACTTCTTTCGGGTAGGCGTGAGCGCCATTGGCCCGAACAACCAGCCGCTGCTCGGTGATGACACCACGAACCGCATCTGGGAGCTGACGACGGCGACCAAGACCGACGGCGAAGACCCTGTGACGTTCGAGTTCAGCGGCCTCGTGGAGGTGCCTGGCGCGCCGGTCCGCTGCAACAATGTCATGCTAGATGTGACGACGGGCTCGGCCTCCACGACCGACGAGGATCCGACGATCGCGCTCTACGTCTCGGACGACATGGGCCAGACCTGGGACGATCCCGAGGTGGAGCACCTGGGCCGTCAGGGGCAGCGCGACACGCGCGTCATGTGGGCCCGCCTGGGCCAGATGATCAACCCGGGCCGCATCTTCCGCTGGCGGACCGCCGAGCCCGTGACCGTCCGCAAGGCCAAGTACAACGAGAGCTACCGACGGTGACGGTCTATCGGCTCCCCGCGCTCGATTGGAAGGTGGCCATCGTCGACAGGGACGGCCGGCCGTCGCCGTACCTGCAAAGGTTCTGGCAGAACCTCAAGCTGGTGGCGACCGATGGCGCCAATCAGAGCAGCGACATCAGCGCGCTCACCTCGGCGGTCGCCTCGCTCAACGGGCAGGTCGCGAGCATCACCCTGACGCTGGCGGGCAAGGCGCCGTTGGCGTCCCCGGCCTTCACCGGAAACCCCACGGCCCCCACGCCCAGCCCGGGCGACAACGACACCTCGATCGCCACCACGGCCTTCGTGCAGGGCGCGGTGACCAGCGGGGTCAGCGGCGTCGTCGATGGGGCGCCCACGACCCTGAACACCCTGCCAAGCTGGCGGCGGCCATCGGCGACGATCCGGCCTTCGCTGCGACGGTGGGCAGCGCCCTCGGGGGCAAGGTGGCCAAGTCCACCTTCGAGACCTGGGCCGCGGCTACCGGGACCGCCGAGCGGACCACCTTCGCCACCTATGACGCGCCTACGGCCTCGGCGACCTACGACCAGGCCGAGATGCAGGCGGTCATGGACGCTGTGCAGGACCTTTCGCGCCGCCTGAAGGCGCTCATCGACGACCTCAAGACCTAGGAGCCAAGCCCATGCTTCCAGCTCTCCTCGCCGCCGGCAGCTCCATCGTTGGCGGCCTCATCTCCGGCAACGCCGCCAGCAAGGCCGCCAAGGCCCAGGTGCAGGCCCAGCAGATCGCTGACCGGCGCTACCGTGAGGCCGCTCAGCGCGCCGAGGAGCTGCAGCAGCCGTACCTGCAGGCGGGCTATGGCGGCCTGAACGCGCTGACGGCTCGGCTGGGCCTGCCCACGCAGGGCGTGTCGTCGGCCATTGACCGCGCGGCAGCGGGCGGCATCAACACCGATTGGGCCGCCTATGGCAGGGCGAACCCAGACCTGGCGGCCGAGGCGTCTCGGGTGGTGGCCAGCGGCGAGTTTCCCGACGAGGCCTCCTATTACCGCTGGCACTATCAGAACCTGGGTCAGGGCGAAGGCCGCGCCGCGCCGCCGACCGTGGAGGGCTATCAGTCGCCCACGGCCGCGGGCGCGAACGACATGGTGGGCTCAGGCGCCTACGCTTCGCCGAACGCGCTGACGGTCAATTCGCCGGGCGTCTACGGCCACACCCAGGATCCGACCTACCAGGACCCGGGCGAGTTCTCGTTCTCGATCGAGGACTTCAAGAACAACCCGGCCTACCAGTTCGCCCTCGAGCAGGGCACGGGGCAGGTGCTGGCCAGCGCCGCGGCCACGGGGGCGCTGCAGAGCGGGGCGGCGCTCAAGGCGCTGCAGGACCGGGGGCAGAAGACCGCCTACAACTTCTACAACCAGGAGCGGGACTTCGCTCGGCAGTCCTACGATACGGACCGCAAATTCAACCGGGACATTTACGAGAACGACCGCAACTACCTCACGACCCGCTTCGACCGGGGAACCGACGACCTGTTCCGGCTGTCCGACAGGGGCCAGAACGCGGCAGGGGTCGTCACGAACACGGCCATCGGCGCGGCCAACCAGGGCGCCCAGGCCGCCCGGGGCATCGCCGACGCCAAGGCGGGCAACGCCCTGCAGCAGGGCGCGATCTGGTCGGGCGTCGTGGGCGACGTGCCCAGCCTGCTCGCCGGGTCAGTGCGCCAGAACGCCCTGACCGCCGACCGTCGCCGCGCCGCCGCGGCCAACCCGCAGCTGTTCTGAGGTCTGCCTATGGTCGACATCGCCAGCTTCCGCTTTCCCGACGTGGCCGCCCGGTTCGACCGGGGCTATGAGCGCGGGCAGCGGTTCCGCCAGGACGCCGCCGCGCGCACGGCGGGCAACTACCTGAGCATGGGCCGGCCACAGCTTGCGGAACGGGCCCTCTATGGCGAAGGCATGATCGCCGAAGGGCAGGCGGTCGCCGACCGAGAGGCGAAGCGCATGGCCGATGAGCAGCAGAAGCAGGACGCCCGCGCCACCAAGGTGATGGAGTTCACGAAGGAAGCGTGGCCGGCCGGCTGGCGAACGTCTACCGCAAGTACAAGGATGTGAACCGCACGCTGGCGGCGTTCGATCTGCTGGCGGCGCCGCTGTTCCGCCAGTTGGGCGAGACGCCCGAGGAGATCGCCCAGGTCCGCCAGGACATTGCGGGCGACCCCGAGACGGCGCTCCTGGCGCTGGGCGCGGGGGCCGAACAGGCGCTCAAGTACGAGATCAGGAACGCGGGCGAAGAGGTGTTCGTCATCGACCCGCACACGGGCCAGATGGTGAGCCGCTATCGCGGCGCTCGGACCGTGAACGTGCCCGAGGGCGGGGCGCTCTACGAAATCCCGGGGCTGTACGGCGACGGCGCGGAAGCCCAGCCGACCGAGGCCGCAGCGGACCCCGATTGGCTGGATGCGGTGGCGCAGGCGGCGGGCGACGCGCGCGTGACCAGCGGCTATCGCGACCCCGAACACAATGCCCGCGTCGGCGGCGTGCCGAACAGCCGCCACCTGACCGGCGAGGCGGTCGATCTGGTCCCGCGCCCCGGCGAGACCATGGCCCAACTGCACCAGCGGGTGCGCCGCGCGCCGGGCGTCCGAGCGATCAACGAGGGCGACCATGTGCACGTCCAGCGGGAGGGTGGCGCCCGGCCCGCGGCGCAGGGGCAGGGCGGCCCGCGCCTGATCGTGGAGCGTCCCAAGCCGCAGAAGCCAGGTTATCGACTGATCACCGAGGAAGAAAAGAAGGCGTTCGGCTTGGCCGCCGATGGTGTCTATCAGATCGGCCCCGACAACCAGATCAGCCGCGTATCCGAGCCGAAGTCGGAGCGCCCCCCGACTGAGTCCCAGATCAACGCAGCCTCGCTCGCGTATGCGGCCTTCGCAGGCAATGAGCGGATGAACGAGCTGGCCCGGCGCGGGATATATAAGCCCGCTACGGCGACCGACAGCCTGTTCAACATCGACAAGAAAGGGCGAGTGATCGGCGTCATCGCGCGCACCGAGCAGGACCGCATGTTCATCCAGGCGGCGAAGGAATTTCTCGCCCCGATCCTCCGCAAGGACACTGGCGCCGCTGTGACGGACAGCGAACTCGCCTACTACATGGACACCTACATCCCGCGCTTCGAGGACAGCCCGCAGGTCTTGTGGCAGAAGGCACAAGCCCGCGCTGCCGCGCTTCGGCGGATCTACGGCGCCGGCCGAAGGGCCTACGACCAGGAGTACGGCCCGCCCGGCAAGTGGGAGGTGCTCACCGATCCCCGCGGCTCGCCGCAGAGCCGGAAGCAGGCGCAGGCCCGGCGTCCGGCGGCGCCGAGGGTTGGCGAGGTGCGCAAGGGCTATCGCTTCAAGGGCGGTGACCCCGCCAAGCCGTCCAGTTGGGAGCGCGTCCGATGAGCGAACCGTGGGAAGACTTCTCAGCCGACAGCGACGGGCCCTGGAACGATTTCAGGGACGCCAGCCCAACCCCGCGCGCCGACAAGCGCAGGAAGGGCAAGGGCCTGGGCCGGAAGGTCGATGCGGCCGTCCGCGGCGCGGCCGACTTCCTGTCGTTTGGCTTCGCGGATGAGCTCGCCGCCTTCGGTGAGAGCCTGCCGGCGCTCATCGACCCGAACGACACCTACGGCGAGGCCTTCGCCCGCAACATCCGCGAGCAGCGGACCATGGACGCCGCCGACCGCGAGGATGTGCCGGTGTCGCGTGGCGCCGGGCAGGTAGCGGGTTTCGGCGCG